GGCCAGCGAGGAAACATACCTCCTGACAGGAAAGCTGTACTGCGGGGAATGCGGATCTCCGATGTCGGGGATCTCCGGGAAGTCAAACGGCGTCACTCCGTTTTACTATTACACCTGCACCAAGAAGAAATATGAAAACGCCTGCAGCAAGAAAAACGTCAGGCGGGATCTGGTGGAGCGGTCCATCACATACCACCTGACGCAGCTGCTTCGGGATGATGACTTCCTGGACTGGCTGGCAGACAAAACCATGGAACATCTGTACAGCGAGCGCGACACGGCAGAGCTGGAAGCATGCAAAGCAAAACTCGCAGAAGCCACCGTGGCCAAAGAGAACATTGTGAAGGCCATCGAAGCCGGGATCTTCACCAAGACAACCAAGGCCAGGCTGGACGAGTTGGAGATGATCGAACAGGACATGGCCGTAAGGATCAGGGCCCAGGAGAAGCATCTGAGGATCGACGTCAGCAAGGACGATATCATCTCCTGGCTGGAAACGATCCGGGACGGAGACGTCAATGATCGGAACTTCCAGGAGACGATGATAGATGCCTTCCTGATCCGGGCTTACCTCTACGATGACGGGCATCTGAAGCTCGTCTTCCGATACACGAAGGAGCCGGGTGAGCTCACGGTTCCCCTTGAAATCTTTGAGGGGAAGGAGGATAGCGAGAGTCTGGCCGATAGTTCGACTAAGAGCTTCACTACTCCACATTACGTTACACAGGCGAACTACACGGTCGTCATGATCAAGGGATACTTCGTCTGTGACGTTCCCCTTGCCATGTAGGCAGAAAGAGGACCAGTCTGATTGACTGGCCCTCTTTTCGTGCTCCAAAATACTCCGCGGTAAAGACAGAAATCGTCATTTTCTGTCGGAAACTGTCATATTATGTCAAGTTCCGACATATTATGACAAAACCGAGAAAAAAATGACGATTTCTGCTATGATCCGCAGGAAGGAGCATGGTCGGTATGATCAGAATTTTACTCTCCACTCGCTTAGGCGAAAAGCGGTGGACTCAGGCCGAGCTCGCTGCCAAGGCCGACATCAGACCGGGGACCATCGGCAAAATGTTCCACGAGATGTCTGACCGGATCAGCCTTCATGAGCTGGATAAGATCTGCCACGTTCTGGAATGTGACATCACGGACATCATCGTCCGCGACGGATCAAATCCATTTGATGAAGAGCTGGGCGACGGCAAGCACGGCTAACCATCTCCCCGGGGCCTCAGGAGTTGCAGCTCCTGGGGCCTTTTTTCATTCCGTCTGATCGTCTGCTCCTGCCGGCTCATCATTCTCGATCTTGATGGTCGTCCCGTTTGGAAAGACGAAGGCCAGATCGGCGCCCATAGCTTTGGCCACCGCGACCAGGTCTTTTCCGTACCAGCTGTTTCTGCCTATTTTGGTAGAAACGCCCTGCTTCGTGGTGTTGAAGATCGGCATCAGGTCCTTTTGCTTCAGACCTGCCACGGTCATCGCGGCTTTCACGCAGTCGGAAATTTTCACTCGCTCACCTCCTTTAGCCTACCTTACCACCCGACGGAGGTGTTTGTCAACAACGAAATCGGACTTTTTTAACAATTTTTCGGAAAAAGTCCGAAAAAGCCCTTGACAAGTCCGACGCAAAGTAGTACCATATCCACGAACCGGGGAACGAACCCCGGGGAAGAAAGGAAGGAACCACGATGAAGTCCTCTGAAATCAACGCCATTTACGCCGCCAAGGTCGCCGAATTCCTGACCGCCGGGTACACCATCAACACGCAGACAATGAACGGAAGCCAGGGCGAAATCGCCAAGATCGACTTCCGGAAGGGTAACGAAGTCATCCGGGTTCTGCTGGCGACAGAGACGATCTGGGGCGAGCACTTCCGGACCGCAGACACGATCGCCCTCACGGTTGGTCGGTGTGCTGATGAACGGGTCATTAACGCCAAGGGATTCGGCAGGGATGCCATCATCTGGAACGAACGGCTGGAAGTCATCGAAAAGAGAGTCTTCTACCGGATCGGTGGCCGTCGGGACTCAGACTGGTACCTGGAAGGCAAGGAAGGCGAAAAAGCCATGAACCTGTACTACACCCGCTTCCACACCAGATGCGAGATGGAGCGGATTGAGGAAGCCCGGACCCGGAGCAAGGACATGACCACGGATGCAGTCAAGAAGATCGTCCTTCCCGCCGTCCGCCGTCACCTGGGCAAGCCGAACCTCAAGGCCAGCCGGATCGACAAGGTTTCCCGCACATGGAAAGACGGACGCTTCGAGTACACCGTGACCACCCTCGGCAAGAACCGCGTGGTTCTTCACTGACCCCGGGACAGACAGAAAGGAGACGAACACCATGACTACCATCCAGAATCAGAACTTCGGCACCGAGATCGAACTCACCGGAATCACCCGTCAGGCAGCTGCCCGCGTCATCGCGAACTACTTCGGAACTACTTCCCGGTACATCGGGGATGGATGCTACAAGGTCTGGGGAGCTACCGACCGGAATGGCCGTACCTGGAAGTGCGAACGTGACGGATCCATCCGCTGCGAGAACAAGGCAGGAAGGATCGTCTCCGACGAATATTCCTGCGAGGTCGTGACGCCCATCCTCCAGTACGAGGATCTGGAAGATCTGCAGAACATCATCCGGAAGCTCCGGGAAGCCGGCGCCATCGCGAACGATTCCTGCGGGATCCACGTTCATGTGGACGGAGCGAATCACACCGCGGATTCCCTGATCAACCTGGTGAACCTCTTCACCGGCCGGCAGGACCTCTTCTACGAAGCTCTGCAGAACGAGCGTAGGATGAACAGCTGGTGCCAGAAGACCAGCAAGGAGATGATGAAGGCCATGCGGAAGGGCGAGCACACCAAGGAAGCGATCGAACGGGTGTACTACTCCGAGCTGAATAACGGATACTCCGGACGGATCGACCACTCGCATTACTGCCGCGCCCGGTACCGGGGCCTGAACCTTCACGCCCTGTACACGAAGGGAACCGTGGAATTCAGGCTGTTCAACGGCACGACCCACGCCGGGAAGATCAAAGCCTACATTCAGTTCTGTCTGGCCATGAGCGCATGGGCAATCAATGCGGAAAAGGTTCCCTTTTTCAAGGACACAACGGACTTCACGCCGGCCGAGAAGGCGAAGATCATGAACACGTTCCTGACGAAGCGCCTGAAGATGCGGGGCAAGGAATTTGAGACCGCCCGGAAGCACCTGACCGCAGCCTTCGCCGCCTGATGAACGACGCCCTCCCGGCCGGGCCAAAGACCGGGAGAAAGGATGATAACATGGCTGCGCAGTGGATGATTGAAAAAGCTCGGAAGATGGACAATAACGAGTTGAAGAACTGGATTTGGATGGCTGCTTGCGGCGAACCAATCCCAGGTTGTCTGAATGTCGAAGCTCTCCGAGAAGTACTGATCGAGCGCGGAGAGGATGGAAAAGGATATCACAACACCTGATAAGATCGCCCCGCCGGTCGGGCTAAAGGCCGGCAGAAAGGATGGAGACCATGTTGATGACGCGCGAAATGATTGGACCGATGCCGAAGATGGAAGCGGAAAACATGCTGCGGTATTTCAAGGCAGCAGCGAGCTTCATGCTGGAAATCGAGCTGGCCGAGTTCGAGAATGATCTCATCTTCCACGACAGATTCACCAGCTGGAACGACGAGCAGACGAAATGGATCATCGAACAGATCAAGAAGGAACTGGAAGAAAGGAAGGTAGCGTGAATGAGCGGATGGACAAAGCCGGATGATAGCATCCGGGAACAGAGCCCGATGGGCAGGTTCGAAATCATGGCAGAGAGGTACATGAACGGGAGCCAGAAGGAGCGGGATATCATCCTGTCCTTCTTCCAGAATCCAGAAGAAAGGAGGACGCTCCTGGAAGGATTCGGGCTGTACCATCTGTTCCGGGATCAGCGCCTTTACGATTCCGTAAAGAAAGCCCTGGGCGAACAGCTGTGGGAGGAATTCCATCAGGAAACGCCGCAGCGGAAAGGCGGCATTTGGAAATACGTCCGGCTGAACTATCCGGAAGAAGCCGGGCCGATGGAATTGATTGTTGTCAGTCACAAAGAACCGACCAGGAATTTCACCGGGTACCGTGATAATCCGGAAGTGCTGGCCGCAGTAAAGAGACATGACGCCGGAGAATGTGAGTTCCTTGTCTGGCGTGAGATTTTTGAGGAGGAATGACGATGAAATACTATCTCGCTTACGGATCGAATCTGAACAAGGCCCAGATGGCCATGCGGTGTCCGGATGCAAAGCCGATCGGAAAGACCAGGCTCCCGAAATACGAACTGGTATTCCGGCGCGGATTCCTCACCGTCGAACCGAAACGCGGATCCAGTGTTCCGGTGGGCGTCTGGGAGATCAGCGACCAGGACGAAAAGAACCTGGACCGTTACGAAGGATTCCCCCGGTTCTACGTCAAGGAGTATGTCCCGATCATGCTGAACGGCTTCGATGACTCCGGGACGAAGAAGGTGTCCGAGAAGGTCGGAGACGCGATCATCTACATCATGAACGACGGGTTCCCGATCCAGATGCCGTCAGATCATTACTACACTACAGTCCGGCAGGGATACTGCGACTTCGACTTCCGTCATGAGGATTTCGACCAGCTGTGGAAGGCCATGGACCGGGCCAGAAGGAAGGGGGTGAGATCATGAAGAAGGCAGTCATCCATTTCGAAAGCCGGCATGAGACTGGAAACATCTTTGCGATCATGGCCATGGTCCGCAAACAGATGCAGAAGGAACGCCGGATCACAGAGTGGAACAATGCGTATGAACGGGTTATGAACTCTCACAGCAATCAAGAGGCCATGGCCATCCTGGGCGAGCTGGTGGAACTCGTGGATGATGATAAGGAGGAAGCACATGATTGACGAACGCACCCGGAAGATGATCGAAGAATATCTTCCGAACCCTCCGGATCCGGAGCTCGGTTTTGGCGAATACTACTATCGCCAGTCCACAATGAAGGGCGAACAGGTCATCAAGGTGCAGGTCACGGCCATATTCCCCGGAGAAATGCACCAGCCGGAGGAATACGAGATCTACCAGATCCGGGCCGACGGGCTTCGGTGGGTGGATGTGGGATGGGGGGATCATTGCAGAGGAGCTTTCAAATCCCAACTGTACGACAATAAACAGGACTGCCGGGATCAGACCCACCAGTGGGCAGAGGACTGGGAACGGCTGAGGAAGATTCAGAAGGAGGAAGGATTGCTATGAAATACTGTGTACTGCTCGACTGCCTGGCCAACCGGGCGAAGCCGATTCAGCGGTTCCGGAACACCGGACTTTTGGAGACGGCCTATCAGCTGATGAACTGCGATACTGTGCAGCTGATCCCTCTCTATCCGGACAGGCTCCCGAAAGGCTATGAAGCTGTCTGTGATGAAAACACCTGGGGAAAGACGACGATCTTCAATCCGCTGGCATCCTGGCTCTACGGATGCGATGATCACGGAACGCCGATCATGAACAACGCTGTCATCTTCAAGGTGAAGGGAGATGATTTCGCCTGGATGACGGAAGAGGAAGCCCGGAAGATCGCGGATGATCTGAACAACCGGGCTGAGGAAATCTACGATCTGACCATGTTCAAAGCGCTGACGGCGCAATAAACGCTCGGATTGCCGCCGGATTTGACCAGCAAGGCCCCTGTCCCTCTCGGAACGAGTTGACGCCCGTCCGGAGGAACAGGGGCTTTTCCGCGCGAATTTGAACGAAATACCGGGATTTCATGCAAGTACGTTTATACGAAATGCCCGTATTTCGCTCAAAAAGGCCCCTTCTGGCGCGTTTACCCTTCAGACGGTGGATAACTCGTCCTGAGCGTCAGAGGGGCGCAGGCGGTCAAATCTGCAGAAATCTGACCCATTGCTGCATGGCACGCGACTTTGACAAACAAAAAAGACCGCCCTCCGGTAAAGGAGAGCGGTCTGCTCATTTGTGATAATTATTCAGCTTTCGCCTGGTGTTCCTGCGTTTTTCTTCTCCTGGGCTGTCGATGATCAGCAGTTCAAACCGCCATTTCCGAAACTTCCGGCGTGCTTCTTCGAAGGTCTGATACCTCTCGCAAGTCGCATGGCATTCAGCATTCCGATCAGGACAGTCCCGCCGGCAGGGATTGATCATGGTCACTCGCCATCAGGCGGTTGCTTCTGATCGACTTCCGGCAGGCCGGTCATTGCCAGCAGAAGGGACACGACGAAACCGAAGGCGCCGGCACTGGCCACGCCGATCCAGTTCACGTCTCCCAGGACAACCGCGCCGGTACCGATGTAGGCCAGCGCAGATTCTGCAAAGGTTCTGATCGCCCGGATAAGAGCTGCTTTCCACCATTCCTTAGAGAACATGTGCGATTCCTCCTCAATATTTTCCTTTACCGTCTCCGATGATGTCCAGGAATTCTGCCATCATGTAGCCGGTGGTATTCACGTAAAGGATCCGTGCCCACTTGTCGCCGGGTTCCAGGATGTCCACGACAGTACCGAGCGGTACCCGGACAAGGATCTTCCCGCCGGCACGATTCCGCAGGTTCACCGTGCCGCCCTTTTGGGCGACTACCACAGCCTTACATCCGGCTGTCGGCTGATCTGCCGGAATCACAGGAGCTGCGCTGCCTGTGGAAGCGTTAACCAGGATTTTCAACCGTCCACCATAGGCCCATCGGCCGAGACTCTTGTCGACGGTCATTTTCGAGCTCATGTGCGTGATATTCAGCTCCGGTACCAGCTGGGTGACCACCCCGGCATGGTAATAATCCTTCAGGTCTCCGTTGTAGTATTTCCCGCCTGGCAGGTACCTGGGATACTTGTTCAGTGTCCATCCTTTTTCACCCTGCTCGTAGGCTTTCAGCACCACATCGCCGACTTCCAGATCAGACACAGAGTTGATCTTCTTCAGCTGCACGAACTCCTTCCGCGCGGCCCAGTTGCTCCCGTGAATGCCCGTCCACTTCAGACCCATCCTCCGGATGGCGCCAATCGGCAGACCGATACAGTCACAGAATCCGTCAGAGCCGTCATGCGGCTGTTTGTACTTCGGGTTCAGGCTTTTGATCAGCTGAACCTTGGCCAGAAACTTCTGTACCACTTCCGCGTATGTCATCCGTTCTCACCATCCTCTGTCAAATCAGCTTCTTCATCGTTGGTATCCTCCTTCTTTTTGAGCGTTTCCCCGACATTGATCCGGACGTTCTTCGCGATCTGGTTTGGAGCGTACAGGCCCTTCTCATATTTGCTGTTATCCGTGTAGGCCAGAACACTGGTTACCATCACAACGGTTGTCAGTGCACCAAGGATGATCGCCGCAATGAACGCTTCCGGCTTATAACCGACCAGCACAACCAGCAGCACCAGGTAGCAGGCCCAGAAAACCGCGACCCACCGGGCCAGCCATTTGCTGAACTGCTTTCGCGGATCCATCCGATTCATGGTCATCACCTTACTTCAAGCTTTCCGGATTGACTCCACGCTTTGTCACCAGATAGTTGTATAGCTTGTCATCTGTTTCCTGGAGCTTCTCGTGGTCATTTCCGCTCTGGAGATGTTTGATGATACTTCGCAGGGCAATCAGAATTTCGGTGGTATCTTTCGATCCCTCATCGAAACGCTTATTGCCCTGTTCAAGCCTGGCATCGGTTTTGCCCTGCCAGTCTTCCAGCGCATCCAGGCGGTCATTGATCTTCTGGACCTCTGCCGTTCTGGAATCCTTTCCGGTCAGCTTCTTCCATGCGTCAATTCCCTTGCTGATGGCGCTGATGGCTTCCAGTACGATCAGAATAACGGCCAGAGTAATCAAAACACTCTGCCCGTTCAGATCGACGTTCGGCATGCTCATCACCCCTTATTCTGTTTTTTTTGATGGTACGAAAAAAGCACCGGTTATTCTTCCGGTGCCGAACTCCTTACCAGAACAAAGTCCTGGCATATCGTTTCCCGTAAAGCGGAGCTGGATGTGTGCTTCAGCAGACCCAGATAACTCTGTATCACGCTTTGCGCATATTCCAGCGGTACATCTCCTTTGGCGTAGGCTTCTTTGACGAAATCAAGGTGCTGTTTCATCTGCAGACTGGAGCTTTTCCGAAGATCGATCCTGTCTAGCCGGACGATTCGTCCGACGAACTCCACGCCTTCGTCATATTTCATGACGGCGGTTTTGTTGTTCAGCTGCAGCCCCATGTTTTCCTGTAGGAAGTCGTCCAACATTCCCAGGCAGTCCCACATCTGCTGTTTCGATTCGCCCTTCATCACCATGTCATCCATGTACCGGATGTACTCCGGTACCCGGACCACTCTTTTCATGTAGTGATCCACTGGTGTCATGACCACGTTGGCCGTCATCTGTGATATCAGACTTCCCACGGGCATCCCGATTCCGAAGATTCGTTCCGCTTCCGTCGGGTCGCCGCATTCCAAAGGAAGGCCGGTAGGCCGTCCATCTCCCTTGATGCAGGTTTCCAGGAACCACATCATATCGGGATCATCCAGCGGCTTTCCCAGCTCGCGCAGCTGCACCTCATGCGGGATCCGGAAGAAGAACTTTGCGACGTCTGCTTTCGCCAGCCACTGGTTCTTGCCGGTGATCCGGCTTCTTCTCATCCACTTCTGAAGTTGCAGCGTAGCCCGGATTGCTCCTCTTCCAGGAACGGAGCCGTAACTGTGTTCATACATGCTTCGCTGGTAGATTGGCCAGAGAACAATATACGCAGCACAGTTTACGACACGGTTTCTGAAAGGCCATGCGGTAATAATCCGCTTTTTGGGAAAATACTCATAGAATTCGTGGACTCCGCTGATTGCGTAGTCCTTCCAGATCAGATGGTTGATCTGATCGATCAGGTTGTCTTCAAGGTGGGCTGAATAGGCAAGCACCTCAGGCTTGTAGCGTTTGTCGCGCCTTGCCAGCAGATAACCGTCATGCTGTGTTTCAAACAGGATAAACCGGTCGAACACATGTTGATGCTTGTCCATTCAGCCACTCCCTGACCGCCAGCTGCACAGCTTTCGCGGTGCGCCGCATTCGCAATTTTTCTTCCGAGCACAAGTCTCGACCGAGGGGCCAGGTCCCTTTACCTACCACCGTACTGGGAGCAGGCCCGTAAGCCTGCAGCATCTGACAAGTAAGTAGAGCGGAGCGGAAACCCAAGTTCCAGTTCTGGTTCGAACGAGCGTTGTTCGCGTTGAAGTGGAAAACGCCACTCCTGACGCCATTGTTCCAGTTGCCGCCGCGGTTGAACGAACGCAGAAGAGACATCGCAACTCGATCTGGTCCCTATGATTTCGGTTTGGTGCTGACGGATCGCGCCAGACCGCCTATCATCTTTCCGATTTCCACTACCTTTGCTTCCCATACCGCATACCGATGCTTGTCGATATAGTGAAGATCAAAAGCCACGCGGATGTATTTCTTCAGCTTTTCGTTGGTCACATCCATGTTCTCGATGGTGGTCTTCTTGTAATACCGCTTATCTTCCTCGATCGTGTATTCCAGAAGTTCATTCAGACAATGACGGATGTCCTGTGCAAAGCTGAACCTTTCCGCTTTCGGGAACTGGGTCAGGATGGGATAGGTGTAAACCATCAGATCCTGTACTTTCTGCAGAACCTTGAACTCCTCTTTCTCCATCCTTCACCAGCTCCTTCCTTGTGGTGGAAACTGGCTGGATTATACCAGATATTGTGCTCATTTGGAGTGGTTTTGTCATAATATGACGGATAGTGTCATAAAATGTCAAAAATCGTCATTTTGGGCTCAAAAATTTCCGCGCTTCGCGCGGAAGGGAACATCCCTATCGGGATGTTCTCAGTCCTCAGTTAAGCAGCTGGCAGCTTGACATAAGCGGAGCGGAAACCCAAGGCCCAGCTCTGGTACGAACGAGCGCCGCCCGCGTCGAAGTGGAAAACGCCACTCCTGACGCCATAGCCCCAGGTGCCGCCGCGGTGGAACGAACGCTCAGCTTCTCCGTTGTTGAACCAGATGTGATCACCTTCGTACGCTCCGGAAGTGGAGTCATACTTGAAGATCGCAAGCGCCTGAAGCAGGAGTTTCGCCGCATCGGAAATGTTTGCGCTGCAGGTAATAGCTTCAAAGTCGCAGTCATGAGCGCCAGGAGAGCTGTCGCTGATGCTGGTGTCATACTGCAGATGGTTGCTTGTCCAGTCCATCTTGATGGAACCCGAGGTGGTACCAGATCCATTCGGAGTGATGAAAGTACCATCGCTGGCTTTGATCGCCATCCACTCAGCAGAAGAAGCGCCCTGGCTCTTATCAGAGTCCGCCGCGTTGTTGTTAACCAACACCTGGATTTCACCGTAGACCAGACGGAAGCCACCAAGCCACTCATTAACGTTTCCATTCAGATCCCAGATGCCGCCAGGAGTCCGGTCGTGAGACCATGTCAGCGGTCCGGTGCCTGTGGCAATTCTGCAGTTGTCGCCATACTTGCCCATGGAGGGGATGCCTTTGTAGTTGGACTCGCGGCTGTCTTTTCCGTAATTGTTGTTGCCATACGGCAAAGTACCGTTGTTCTTGCACCAAAGCGCAATAGCCGCCCATTCCATGGCAGTCATCAGGTGCCAGCCGGCGCCCTTTGCTTCGCAATAAGCGCGAGCCTGATCATTATCCATGCTTACAGCAGGATCCTGCCCGGGGAGTGAATATGCACGACCGTTCTGCACGATGTTCTGATACTTTGAAATGTAGATCGCATCGACTTCCGTGCCATTCACGATGAAAGCAGGATGTGTTGCGGTTGAACTTCCGAGTCCGAGCTGAGCATAGGTCATCTTCGGGATCTTGACCATCACAGACGGCATTCCCTTATCATCGAAAAGAACCTCATTGTTCGGGCACTCAGACTTCAGTGCGAGCGCCATCAGGTCAAAATTATTCGCCATCGTCTTCTACCTCCTCAACGGGTGTTCCAGGCAGTGCCCACAGACTCAGGGTCACCAGATCAAGATCCAGCGGGATCGGCTCGCGGATCATGCCGCCTTCAGGATCCTCCGGATCAGGGGTCTCGTTATACCGGCGGGCGGGAATGTCAAGTTCCGCAACGAACCGACGTCCGGCTGCGGTTCCCAGAACCAGCTCTCCATCTTCGTCATAGCAGACATCGATGTGCACAGCCCAGTCCTGTTCGCGCTTGATCAGGTTGATGGTAAGATCATCGTCAAACGTGATCTTCTTCTTGGTGGCCGTGTTCTGAATCTCGTATTCGATTTTCGGCCCTTCGTTTTTCTCCACGATAATCATGCGATAATACCTCCAATCACAATGTACTTCACAACAGCAGACTTCGCGCTGCCGGTGAAAGCCAGTTTGAATCCGTTGACCTGTTTGTCAGATACAACCAGATCCCCGACGCATCCGTTCGAACTGACCAGCTCAGGAGTTACGGTGTAATTCGTGTTCTCCTGTTCAGTAACCAAAGCCACTGACTTCTGGCTATCATTGAACGGGAAGTTTTTGGAATTGGTCAGCGTGACCTGTCCTTCTTCGCAGACGGGCACTGCGCCGTCTGTGTAGGCCTTCGCAGTCTGCAGGTTTCCATCAGAATAGCTTTTCGCGTCGGCAAGAGCCTGCGCAGCGTCACCGCTTGCGGCCTTCTTGGCCATGGCCAGGGTAAGCGCATCCATGCCTTACACCTCCCGCCATGTGTCATCCGGCCCCAGAAGATAGGTCTTGCTCATGTCCTGCAGATAAGCAATGCTGCCGGCGGTCGCTCTTTCTTCCAGGGAGCTCTGACTGTTAGGAAGATCGGAGACATCAGCAGCTGCGGTGATGATAAACTCGCGGTAATACTCGTCCCGTCCGGGACCTCCGCGGACTACCTGCTTAATCATCTGTCAAAACCTCCGATCACAGCGTACGTTACCTTTACGCTGGAAGCGCTTCCGGTAAACGCCATCTTGAAGCCGTTAACCTGGCGCTCGGTGATTTCGATATCACCGGCAGGTCCTCCGGTGGCTTCCACCTTGATCACCACAACCACATAATTCAGGTTGTCCCGCTCAATATCCAGCGGAACAGAAAGGAGTGAATCATTGAAGGGAAAACTCTGCGTATTCGTCAGGGTCTTCGTTCCGGTTTCCTGATCCGTGGCTTTTTCAAGATCTTCGATGCGCCATGTGTTGTGACGCGCTGCAACGAGTACCTGGTAGATCGCAGCCTGTGCGTCCACGATCCCCTGTTCCATGTTGTTGAAGTGTGCCGCGTCCTGAGGTGTGCCCTCCACGTACACTTCTCCGCGAACCTTGACGTGCGTAATGGTGCCGTCTCCGTTCATGGTTTCCGTGTACCGATCTTCGTACTGATCGGTCTCATCTACCCAGTTTGTCCAGAGATACAAGTTAGCTCACCTCTCTTTCCTCAAGCGTGAAATCGAACCACTGCATGAAGTTGGTCGTAGAGTTCTCAATCACGACGTTGACGATCTTCGTTGCCCACACTTCCTGATCAGCGTTCTTCAGCCGGACGCCGACGATGGTGCAGGCAGCTCCGTGAGCGATCTGGCACTTGATCCGGACAATGCCGTCTGCCGTGATGACCGTTTCAGCAATCGCGCAGTCATACCAGGTGTTTTCAACCTTGTACTGCGCAAACTTGATCCGCTTTTTGATGAAGTTCCGCAGATCCGTATAAGCTGCTGTCTCAAGCATATGTTTCCTTCACCTCCTTACATCAGCGAGTTCAGCGGTGTTCCGCAGGGTCTCGCCCGGTACGTGGCTTCCTTTGTGTCTGCACCCACATACAGACCGCCGTCATCCCTGTTGCCGTGCGTTTGGACCCGGGGATACGTTCCCGCAATCAGCTCACCGGTCGCCGGGACGCCGTACGGAACCGACTTTCCAGCCGTTTCAATAATCAGGTCCTCGTGGCTTTTGTTCCCGTGTGTCGCCCATCTGGGCTTTGTGCCAGCAGCGTCAACCGTGTACTTGTGTTTGAAACTGTCTGTCACGACCACAATGCCGAAGGTAACGCGCACAACGGGCAATCCGTCCTCGAGATGGGACCGGATGGACTGATACTGTTTGATTGTGTCGATAATGTCCTTGATGTGAATCGGCTGCGTATGGTCTCCAGCTTCCAGCAGCACCCGGAAGTAGTACGGATCCCCGCCGTAGTCAAACCACTCTTCCACGCCTGTATTTGGCCATACAGCGCACAGCGCCTGTCTCGTAGCGCCGATGGTTCCCAGGTGGCGGTGTACGTAGAACGACTCCTTGATGATCCTTCTCTTCGTTTCTAGATCGAAGTCGTAATCGTACCACTGCACATCGAAGTCAACCGCCAGGATATCCAGAAGATCTTCCGGAAGCTCATCGATCCGGGAGTACATGGCGATGGTTCCGATATCCGCGTCACCGATCTCCAGGAACTTCGCTGTCGCCTGGGCCAGCGGAAGCGTGACCCCGCTTTTTTTCAGAACGCTGGGGAGCACGCGCATCGTGGATTCATACGTTACCTTGTCACTCATCCTCGTAGCCCCCGTTCGTCACGGTCACGGTACCGACCACCGCATACTGCGGAGCGGTAACGGGTGTTCCTCTGCCGTCTGACAGATGGGTGTACGTTGGGCTGGTGACCACTACGCGCTTCGCGCCGGCCTGCACCATCAGCTGAATCAGTTTCGACGGGTTGATGTCCCGGCCAAGCTTCGCGGCCTGCCATTCCTTGAAGGTATCGACCGCGTTGCTGATGTCTGCAGCCAGCTCGGTGGCGCTCTTTGTGCTTTCGGTGCTCTGGTAATAGGTCACATCGATGTTGTATGTGACGGTCTGAGGATCAGCGACAACCACATGATCCGTCAGTGGCCGGACGGATTCCTCATTGCATGCCGCCAGGATCAGCGCCTTCATTCCGGAGGATGCAGGAGCGTTGTTCGCGATGGCGTAGATATACACGTCGCCGGGGTTCGGGCTGTTAACCACGATGTCCTGAATCTCCTGGGAGACTTCCTGCGCGTGATAGATGTACGTCCTGATCGCGCCGGCGGTGGAGAAGATGTTGTTGCTGGCCACCAGCAGCGTGTAGTATTCGTCATCGTCCGGGATATCCGCGCCGCCGTCAGACGTTGTGATGTTCTGGCAATGGTCGTAATACGTGAAGAGGTCGACACAGGTGTTGATCTGTCCGACCTCATATCCGTTGCCGATCGTTCCGGCTTCCTGGCATTTGGCGTCTACTTCCGCGAAGGTAGCGCCGGCAGCAACATACACATCCTCGACCGTCGTAAAGATGGGGTTTCCGCTCTCCGGATTTACCCGGGTCCCGGCGCTGATCAGCACGGGAGCGTCCTGCGCTTCGCTGATATAGAACCTCATGCGCACGGTGGCCACTGTGGCAGCTGGCCGGGGCACGTTGTAGATGGTTTCGCCCAGCGCGTCCAGGTTTGCGCCTGTCGCCCTGGAAGGGATGTTCTGGTTGCCGACCTGGTTGATCAGGTTCCGCAGGCTGGCGATGGCGCTGGCCACCCAGGTCAGGAACAGCTTTTCCACACTCGCGGGCCGGACCGTTGTTTTCACGATGTCCTCATAGGCGTTGGTCAGCTCCTGCAGAATCTCGTTTGTATCAGCTGATACGAACCGGTATCCGGGGTTCCTCTCACTCATCGTCGCTCACCTCGATTCTTACCTGGAATGTGTCAGGGTACAGTTCGTCAATGGAGAAGCTCATGTCATCCACTGACAGGTTCGGCATAAACTGGTCAATGGCTTCGATGATGGCGTTGGTCAGCATCGTCTTGGCCACGTTGACCGGCATATGCAGGTAATCCTTGTTGATTCCGAATTCCCGGTACAGAGGGCATTCATTGATGGCGGTGTTCAGCAGCACATACAGATCCTGCACGGTGGCGCTCGCTTCGTCAGCAGGCTCCAGCGTCAGCTCCATCTCCGCGTTCAGCGGAATGACGTAGACCACGATCTCACCCCCTCAGTGATATTCCTCGATACTGACTTCAGCGTCGACCGACAGCACGTCGCCGTTCACATCGAAATATGTGAAGGTCTCCTTAACGTCGGTGATGACCCATTTTTTCCCGATCTTCTGGGTACCCAGCGTGAAGGTGACCACTTTGGCCTTGGTCAGCATCTTTTCCAGCTTTTTCAGAAACTTCATGGGATTGACGCCCATGAACGCGCTCAGGGTAATGGGAAAGCTGCCCTTCGCCGGGTTCTTCCCGGTAAATTCCAGCAGCGTGTTTCCTTTGTGCAGCTTATGGGTGCCATACTCGACGGATTTGCTCAGTTCCAGCTTTTCAATGGTCTGGATCGCCTTGCTCGACACTTTGAAAGGCACGTCGCCCAGAGCGCCAACCGTCCGCGCCTGGGGTTTGTTCAGCTTGCTCTCACTCATGACGGGATCACCCCCAGAATGTAGCCGTCCTTGTCCACGCCGGTCGGGTAAAGCACCAGCACCTTGTCATTGACTTTCGGTACCCAGTAGCTCTCGCTCACGCCGTGACGGTGGCCGTCAACGTATGTCACGCTGTAGACCGGCGACCGCTGTATGCAGTACAGCCAGTCAGAAACCATATTGCCCGCGTCCGGTAAATAGACGCGGGCCTTCTTTTTCGGCTGATCCACAGAGGACACGACGCCCACGCGGACCATGTTGTCTGCGGTTATCATGCGTGTCCCTCCTTAGATCTTTCTCAGGGTAATTTGTGTGGTGTAGCCGCTGCGGGAAATCTTGTGGCGCACCTTGCTGATCATGTACTTTCCGTCCCAGTAGCCGAACTTCTTCAGCTGAATTGTCTGGCCGGCCATGATGGTCGGATTTCCGGGAAGCGTGAACGTCGCTGTTTTCTCAAACAGGTTGTTCATCTTCAGCCGCATTTCAGCCAGGGCGTTGGCTTCGTCCACGGTCGTCACCTTCTCATTGGTGATGACCAGTTCCTGATGCCTGGCTTCTTCTCCGTCCTCGGTCGGCTCGTTATCGGCCCACTCATCGCTCTTGTAGCAGCCTTCGATACACTTGCCGGTTTTGGGGTCTGTGTACTTCACCGTGCAGATGTCGTATGAAATCTCGCCGGTGGTCGTGCTCAGATCCCAGCTGATGTACTTCTTACTGCCGTAGGTGATGGTGTCGATGATGTCCTTCCGTTCGTAGGAATGCTTATCGAACACGATCAGTTTGTTGTCAGTGATCTTCAGCGACAGAGCCAGATCCTGGCACAGCCGTTTCAGGAAGGCGATGTCCGTCTCCTGGTCCTGCTGTTTCCGGTCATAGGTCGGGTCTCTGGCGCTCAGGTATTTCAGCTCGAGGCCAGCTTTCCCGGCGATCTCCCGGGCGATTCCGCTCATGGTGTAGTTTTCCCACGCCTTGTCGCGCTTCTCAGTCCGGATGCCGCC